AAAAAACTTCTTTGCGTTTACGGAAAAAACCGATGAAACGACGATCTGACAAGAACAGCACCACTGCTGCCGTCGCTGGCTTCCAGGGTGCCATTGAACCGATCCCGCTGCCGGAAGGCGTCACGCTTCGCAGCGACGAGGAACACGTGATCTGGAGCCAGTTCACGCGCGCACGCGCGAGAGAAGATTGGCGCGACATGGACTTGCTCTTACTGGCAAAGGTGGTGCGCATGGAAGCGGACATTCGAAAGCATCAGGCGATGCTAGATCGCACCGGCGTGCTGACGGAAAACAAGCGCGGCACGGTTATTCCCAACCCGTTGCTGGCGGTGGTCGATACGCTGGAGCGGCGGCAGCTTGCGGTCATCCGGTCTATGAGCCTGAACCAGACGGCCAGTGATCCGCGCACCATCAACGGCGCGGCAAGGAATGCAAACAATGCATTTGATGCGCTGCGCGCGTTTAGTGATGACGGTTTAATTGCTTTGCCGGTGAATTGATGACTGAAAAATTCTATGAGCACGCGTTGATTGCGCTGGATGATTTGATCCCCTATGCCATGAACAGCCGGACGCACAGCGAGGAGCAGGTGGCTCAGATCGCAGCCAGCATCCGGGAGTTTGGTTTTACGAACCCGGTGCTGATCGACAAGGCCAACAATCTGATCGCCGGCCATGGGCGCGTCCTGGCCGCGCGCAAACTAAAAATGGATGTGGTGCCTGCTATCATCGTGACTGGGCTCGATGAGAACCGGCGGCGGGCGCTGGTCATTGCGGACAACCAGCTGGCGTTGAATGCCGAGTGGGATGAGGAAAAGCTGATCGCCGAACTGCAATCTATGTCCGTGGACATGCAGAAGCTGACGGGCTTCAGCGAGGAAGACTTGCTGGCCATGATGAAAGAACCAAACTTTGAACCCGGCACAGAAGATGACCAAGGCAAGCTGGATGAACTCGCGCCGAAAATGGTGACTTGTCCGCATTGCTCGGCAGAATGGGATTTGAGAGAGCATGGCCAAGGCTGATCTGCGGATTGACTGGGCGACGCATGCCGCCGCAAAGTATGCCTGCGAGAATTGGCATTATAGCGGGTGCTTGCCCATCGGGAAACTTGTAAAAGTTGGAGCGTGGGAGAGCGGAAAGTTTATTGGCGTGGTTTTGTTTGGGCGAGGCGCAACACCCAACCTCGGCAAGCCGTATAACCTTGGCCAAGATGAATGTGTGGAGCTTGTCAGGATAGCATTGACTAAGCACGAAAACGCCGTTTCGCGCATTTCAGCATTGGCAATGAAGTTTTTGCACAAGGCAAATCCCAAACTGCGGTTGATCGTTTCGTTTGCAGATCAGTCACAAGGCCATCACGGCGGCATCTATCAAGCCGGAAATTGGGTCTATAATGGACAAGGCGATCCAGCAAAGTTTTACATGATCCGGGGGAAGCTGACGCACCCACGGTCAATAGGTGCAAAGGGATTGGTGCAAAATATTCACGGCGCGCGGAAAATTGATCCAAACGCAACCGTTGTCGATGTTCCCGGCAAACACCGATACCTCATGCCCCTAGACGCAGACATGCGTGCGCGTATACTACCACTTGCAAAACCATACCCCAAGCGTGCGAAGCAGGCGATGACCGACTCCCCGTCGGCACAGCGGCAGGGCGGCACTGACCCGCACGCTCCAAAGGTTTCAGCGTGACCCGTAGCGCACGCATCATCGCATTCATTGAACAGCTATGCCCGATCCCGGAAGGGGCGGACGTAGGCAAGCCGTTCAAGCTGATGCCATTCCAAAAACGGTTCATCAAAGATATTTACGATAACCCGGCGGGTACAAGCCGCGCCTATCTCAGCGTTGCGCGCAAAAATGGGAAAAGCGCTCTAATCGCCGCGATCTTGCTTGCCCATATTGCCGGGCCAGAGGCGCGAATCAACAGCCAGATTATCAGCGGGGCGAGAAGCCGTGACCAAGCGGCGCTGGTGTTCAAGCTAGCAGAAAAGATGGTTCGGCTTTCGCCGATATTGAGCCAGCTAATCAAGATCGTGCCTTCTCAAAAATCGCTGATAGGCCTGGCGCGGAATGTCGAATACAAAGCCATCAGCGCCGAGGCGGGCACGGCGCACGGGCTCTCTCCCGTGCTGGCGATCTTGGATGAAGTGGGGCAGGTTCGCGGGCCAGCGGATGCTTTTGTGGAGGCAATCGAAACGGCCCAGGGCGCGCACGCCGACCCGCTGTTGATTGCAATCAGTACGCAGGCGGCGACCGATGGCGATCTGTTTTCCGTCTGGCTGGATGACGCGCAAACGGCAAACGACAGGCGGATCGTTTGCCATCTCTACACCGCGCCGCAGGATTGCGAACTGTCAGACCGCAAGGCGTGGCGCGCCGCAAATCCGGCGCTTGGCAAATTTCGCTCGCTCCAGGACATGCAGGACTTTGCCAAGCAAGCCGCGCGGCTGCCGTCGAAAGAGAACAGCTTCCGTTGGCTCTACCTGAACCAGCGGATTGAAGCGGAAAGCCCATTTTTGAGCAAGGGCGAATGGCAAGCGAACAATGAGCCACCGGCAATTGATGACGGTGATGTCTGCTTTGCGGGGCTCGACCTGTCAGCAAGCCGCGACTTGACGGCGTTCGTCCTGGCGTTTCCGAAAGGCGACACGTTCCACATCGTGCCGCAATTCTTCTTACCCGCCGATGGGCTCCGGGAGAAGTCGCGAGCGGAGCGCGTGCCCTATGATATTTGGGCTGATCAAGGCTTCCTGACCACCATTCCTGGGCCGGTAATTGTCCCTGCCGTGGTGGCGCAAGCCGTTGCAGAAGCGGCGGAGCGGTATGATCTGCGCATGCTGGCCTATGACCGCTGGCGGATTAACGACTTCAAACGCGAACTCGACATCATCGGCGCGGATATTCCCATGAAGCCATTCGGGCAGGGCTTCAAAGATATGGCACCCGCCGTTGATACGGTGGAGCGTTTGGTGGCGGAGCGCAAGCTCTGCCATGGTGATAATCCTATCTTAAACATGTGCGCTGCTGGGGCAGTGGTGCAGCGAGATCCTGCCGGCAATCGGAAGTTGAACAAGGCAAAGTCGTATGCTAAGATTGATGGCATGGTGGCACTGACGATGGCTTTAGGTTGCATTGGCGAGGAAATCGTGCAATATAGTTCTCCTTGGGATGATCCCGGCTATAGGATGGCTGTCTAGTTGGGCGTTTTTGACTTCCTCCGCCGCGAGCAACGGGGCTCCATCGAAAACCCGAACGTGCCGATATCGTCGAGCGATTTCGTGCGCGTTATGGGTTGGGGCGATCTGATTTCCTCGGCTGGCGTGACTGTGAACGTCAACACGGCGCTCGGCGTGCCTGCCGTATGGGCCGCCGTCAATTTCCTAGCTGGCACGATTGCCGGGCTACCGCTCAAAGTCTACCGGCGCGATGCTGACGGGCAGTCCGAGGTTGTTCCCAGCGCCGCCAATCAACTGCCGCTGATTTTGGGCGAGGCCATCAACCCGGCCATGTCGTCATTCGAATGGAGAAAATATACCTTCGATCAGGTATTCACCGGCGGGCGCGGGATAACATACATCGAGCGCAACAATTCGGGCGCGGTCGTGAACCTGTACGCGCTAGATCCGACGCTGCTTACCGTCCGCATGTTCGAGGGGCGGAAATTCTACGATGTGCGGATCGGATCGCAGCTTACGAAAACCTACGCGGCTACGGATATCATCGACATTCCGTTCATGTTGGAACATGATTTTGTCGATCATCGCGGCCCTATCGCCACAAACCGCGATGCAATTGGAATGGCTATCGCTGCAAGCCGCTATGGCAGCAAAGCGTTTCAAGCGGGCGGCGTGCCGCCTGCGGTGATGACCGGGCCGTTTCAGTCTGGCGCTGCGGCGGCGCGGGCGTCTGATGACGTGGCCAACACGATGGCGAAGCTGGCGCGCGACGGGCGTCCGGTTATGGCGCTGCCGCTAGGGCATGAACTCAAAGCCATCGGCTTTGCCCCGGAACAGATGCAGTTGCTGGAATTGCAGCGGTTTTCAATTGAACAAATCGCGCGCATTTACAATCTGCCGCCCATATTCCTGCAAGACCTGACGCACGGCACATTCTCCAACACGGAGCAGCAGGATCTGCACTTCGTCAAACACACAGTGAAGCGCTGGGTGGAGCAGACGGAAGCGGAATTGAACCTGAAATTGTTTGGGCGCGGCTCGCCGTTCTTCTGCGAATTCAACCTGGACGGCTTAATGCGCGGCGATCTGAAGACCCGTATGGAAGCGCACGCGACGGCTATTCAGAACGGCATCCGCACGCCGAACGAGGTTCGCAAAATCGAGAGTATGCCGCCGCTGCCGGGTGGCGATGATCTCATGATCCAGGGCGCAACCGTGCCGCTCGCAACACAGGGAGGCGTAAGCGATGCCGGTTCCGAATGACGCGATGCGCCGGGAAGCCGAACGCGGCCTGGAATGGCGGCGCGAGTTTGGCCGGGGTGGAACTGCGGTCGGCATTGCGCGAGCACGTGATATCTCGAATGGCCGCGATCTGCCGATTGAAACTGTGCGCCGGATGAAGGCTTATTTTGACCGGCACGAGATCGATAAAGAGGCCGAGGGCTTCCGGCCTGGCGAGGATGGCTACCCGAGCAATGGGCGCATCGCGTGGGCGTTGTGGTCAGGGAATCCGGGCTATTCATGGGCGCGGCGCATCGTGGCCGCGGAAAATGACGACGATAGGGCCGAAGTGGCGGAGGCAGAAATGCGTGAAATCAGGACGCTATCGGAGCCGGTGGAAATCCGCGCGGATGACGATGGCGAGGTGCGGGTTGCCGGTTATGCTGCCGTGTTCAACGAGGAAACGAGCATCGGCGGCGCATTTATTGAGCGGATCGCGCCGGGCGCGTTTGCTGCCGCTATTGAGCGCGGCGATGATGTGGTGTTTCTGGTGAACCATGCAGGGCTGCCACTGGCTCGCACGCGCTCCGGCACGCTATCGCTATCTGAGGATGAACGCGGGCTCTATATGGAGACGGTGCTGGATGGTACTGATCCAGATGTACGGGCGCTGGTTCCGAAAATGAAACGCGGCGATCTGGACAAGATGTCGTTTGCATTCGTTCCGATGCGCCAAACGTGGGACGATAGCGGAGACATTCCAAAACGCACGATTGAAGACGTTGCGCTTCACGATGTCAGCATCGTTACCACGCCGGCATACGAAGGCACCGAGATTGGCTTGCGCAGCCTGGAGGCGTTCCGAGCGGAACGTCAGGCGCAATCTCAGGCAATTCGGCGGCTCCGCATGAAGCGCGAACTGCTGACCATGTAAGGGCGGCTCTCGCTCTTTCTGCCCTATCCCGGCCCTTGGGCAAGGCTCGGAGTGAACGTCGTGATGACGTCCAGTCCCTTAGATGGAGGCCCTAGATGGCTGATATTAAGACCCTGCGGGAGCAGATGGCGCGGATCGCGACCGAAGCCCGCTCTAAGCTAAATGAAGTTACCGATAGCACCGACGAGGCGCGCGCCGCGGAAATCGAACGCGAGTTTGACGCCGCCATGGCCGAACATGACCGGCTTTCGAAGCTGGTGGAACGCCACGAGCAGGTCGAGGCCGTCGAAGCCCGCGCGAAAGAGGTGGATATCTCCAAGCGCCCGGTTCCGGCCAATGCCGAAGGCCGCGGCGTCGATACCGGCAAGGCGATTGCCTACCGCGAAGCGTTTTATGAGCTGATCCGCAACGGCGGCATTGACGGGCTGGACCCGGAAGTGCGCGGTGTGCTGCGGGCGGGCGTGCAGAACGTCGAAGCGCGCATCCAAACTGCTGGCACCAACAGCGCCGGCGGTTACACCGTTCCGGTCGAGCTGGCGAATTTCATCGACCAAGCAATGGCCGCCTATGGCCCGATGTACAGCGAGGACATTTGCACCACGCTGAACACGTCCACCGGCGCTACGTTCAACATTCCGACCGTGAACGACACCGCCTCGGTTGCTGTTGCTCACACTGAAGGCACTGCACTGACCGACGATGGCGGCAGCGACGTGACGTTCGGTCAGGCTCAGCTTGGCGCTTATGCGTTCGACACTGAGTGGGTGAAGTGGTCCTACGAACTCGCTCAGGACAGCATCTTCAACATGGAGCCGATCCTCGGCAACCTGCTTGGCGAGCGTCTGGGCCGGATGGCAAACAGCAAGCTGACCACTGGCAGCGGTTCGTCTGACGTGCAGGGCATCGTGACCGGTTCCAGCCTCGGCAAGACCGCGGCGGGCACGGCGGCCATCACGGCAGACGAAATTATCGATCTGCTGCATTCGGTCGATCCGGCCTACCGGTCAAGCCCGAAAACGGCTTTCATGCTGAACGACAGCACGCTGGCGGCTATCCGCAAGCTGAAAGACGGCGACGGCAACTACCTGTGGCAGATGGGCAACTATCAGGTGGGCGTGCCGGGTTCGATCCTGGGTTATCGCTACTACGTGAACCAGGCGATGGACTCGCTGGCGGCTGCTAAAAAGGTCATGATCTTCGGCGATATGTCGAAATTCTATGTCCGGAAAGTCGGCGCGCCGGTTGTCACCGTGGTTCGCGAGCGCTTCTGGCCTGATCTCGGCATTGCCGGTTTGATCCGGTTCGACGGCGTGTTGGCCAACACCGCAGCGGTCAAGCACCTGATCACTGCCGCGTCGTAGTGGGGCTTGGGCGGGGCTTCGGCTCCGCCCTATCGGGAGATTGCCATGAAGATTAGGATGCTTACGTCCATGGCTGGGATTAACTTTTGCCATAATCCTGGCGATATCATCGACGTCACTGATGCCGCCTATGCGAAGCGGTTGATCGAAAACGGTATCGGCGAAGTGGTGGATACGGCTGACAAAGTCGAAACTGCGATCAAGAAAACCGCTACGCGTAAGGCAGCGAAATGAACGACTTGCATCTGCTCGAACGTGTGACCGGCCCTACCGCGCTGCCTATCAATTTGGCAGACGTGAAGGCCCAGTTACGCATAGAGCATGATGACGAGGACATTTATTTAGATCGGCTAATCAACGCCGGCATTGCCACGGTTGACGCAAACGGCATGTTAGGCCAAGGGCTTATCACGCAAACATGGGCGCAATGGATGAGCCATACGCCGCCACGCGAGGTGGCGTTGCAGCTTGGCCCGGTGCAGTCAGTGACGGCGGTTAAATACTATGACACGAACGGCGATCTGCAAACTGACACTTTGGCGAATTATGATGTTTTTGGTCTGTCTCACAATAAGACGGTAAAGCCAAAGACCGGATACAATTGGCCAACGACACAAGTCCGTCAAGACGCTATCAAGATCGAATATGTGATTGGCTACGGCGATGCGCCGACAGACGTGCCGGACACGATCCGCCACGCCATGCTTATGCTGGTGGCGTACTGGTATGAGAACCGCGAAAATGAGCTAATCGGCGTGAACAGCAAAACGCTGCCGTTCGGCTTTGAAGATTTGCTGAATCTGCACCGGGAGCGGTTCTATGGCTAGAGCCGGATTCTTTCGGGATCGTGTGACTTTCCAGCGGATGGCATCGTCTGCTGATGACTACGGGAACACAACAGCAGCCTGGGCCGATCACGCTTATCGTCACGCAGATTTTCGCGAGCGTCTCGGCAAGGAAGCAATCGAAGGCGGCGCGCTGCAAGATGTGGCGGCGGCGACAATGCGAGTTCGCGCCGATACTACGACAAAAGCGATAACGGTTGCTGACCGAGTCTATGCGCGTGATGCGGTGTGGGCGATCCGATCCATATCTCAAGTTGACTCTATGGGCGAAGTACTAGAGATGCTCCTCGAAAAGGGCGTTGCAGCATGAGGGTCGAAGCGAAAACGGTCGTAAAATCGTTCAAAGATTTGCCACGGATACAGCGTAAACTTATCGGCGATGCAATCCGCACTTCGACTCTTGAGGGTGTGCGCTGGGCTCGCACTCTTGCGCCTGTCGATAGCGGCGATCTTAAGCGCGGCATTTACGCAAAATTCGACTTTCAACCCGGATCGTTGAGCGCATCGGTAGAAGCCGCGCCAGATGATGGGCCGAGCCAAGCCAAGGCGCTTTCTATTGAATTCGGGCGGCGGTACACGCGCAAGCGACGAGTTCCTGGCCGCAGAGGGCTGCTTAATCGCGGCATAACTGAGCCCATGCCATTCATGCGCCGCACGCAATCTTTGCTAGGAAAAAAACACGCTGGACGGATCAAGCGCGCGATCCGCAAGGCCGCGAAAGAGGCGGGCTTCAAATGAGTGATGGCTTTTCGCTCGCCCTGCAAAAAGCGGTTCGGGTTGCGCTGCTGACTGATAGCGGCGTGACTGATTTGATCTCAACCCGGCTATATGACGAGCCGCCGGCAAATGCGGTTTATCCTTATGCTCGTTTTGGCAACATTGTGGCCGACACGTTCGACACGGATGGATCGACCAGCGCCGACGTTGCTCTGACTTTGGTAGCGCACTCGCGTTCCACCGGACGTGTCGAGGCATCGCGCATCGCAGAGGCGATCCGGGAAGCGTTGCACCGTCAAGAAAGCGCTGTAAGCCCGACCGGGTTCACCCTGGTCGAGTTGATTTGCGAACAATATTACGCCGACCGTGATGATGCTGCGGGCAGAGGCTACACCGCGACAATCATGTTTTCGGCGCTGATGGAAACCGCCTAGCGGTCCTGCCCGGTTGCGAGGTGGGCGCTCGCGTAAATTGAAAGGATCGAGACGATGGCAAAACAATTAGGCCGCTCTCTACTGCTAAAAATCGGCGATGGTGCTGCGTCTGAGGCGTTCACGGCATTTGCCGGCATGAACAGCAAAAGTCTGACCATTAACAATACCGCAATCGACGTGACGACGCCAGACGCGGCCACGCCGGGTGGCGCGCTCTGGGCGCAAAGCCTGAACGGCCTAAAGTCGGTCAGCCTGTCTGGCGACGGCATTTTCCTCGACGAAAGCGCTCAGGAAGGCCGGCTTAATACCATTGCCATGCAGGCAGATCCGGTCGCCAATTTTGAGATTGTCGTGCCAGACTTCGGGACGTATGCCGGCGAATTCCGCGTCACATCGCTTGACTTTGGCGGTGACACGGAGGGCGCGGTCACGTTCTCAGCCTCGCTTGAGTCTAATGGCGCGGTGACGTTCACGGCGGCATAATGACGATCACGGCTAAGGCCCCGCGCGGAGGCGTTGTCGAAATAGTTGGCAACGCCTCCCATGTGTTCTTGCTGCGCTGCGCCGAAATTGAGCGCTTTGAAGATCAGCACCGCGGGATATTTGATCTATGGGATGGCTTCTTTGGGCGCGGGCAAAAACCGACGTCAAAAGAGGTAAAGGATTTGCTGGCGCTAGCATTGGTCGGTGGCGGCAAGTCTGATGCGCAAGCTGACAAGATCATCGAGGCGGGCGGCGCTGAGATGCTGCTCCGCTATTACCAGATTGCCCAGGCGGTGTTGGGAATCGCTCTCATGCCTGATGCGCTGGATCAGACGCCAACTGTAAAAAAAAAGCGGGTTCGAAAGGCGACGGCAGATTTAACGTCCGATCCCTTATCCGAAGCGGGATCGTCGCCGGCCTAAAGCCCGTCGAAATCCGTGCTATGATCCCGCGTGATGTTCGGCTAGTATTCGATGGTTGGCAGAAGGCAAACAGTCCAAAACAGCCTGGCAGCGACGCGCCCAGCTTAGCTGATGCGAGGGCGTTGGCGGAAAGGTACGGATAAAAGTGGCAATTTCCGCTCAAGAACTAAACATCATCTTAACCGCCAAGGATAAGCAGTTCGCCAAGGCCATGGCGGACAACCAAAAGCGGGTGGAGCGGTTCGCCGCTAAGTCACAAAAAGACCTGTCAAAGACCGGAAAATCATTCTCCGCTCTGGGCACAGCGGCTAAGCGATTAGCGCCATTGCTTGCTGCGGCGTTTGGCGCTCGCGCTATATCAAACATGATCAACGCCGCGGCGGAACTTGGAAACTTAGCGTCGGTGGCGGGGCTTAGCGTCGAGAGGTTTCAAGAAGTCGCGTTCGCCGCGCAGCAATTCGGTGTTAGCGCCGAAAAGATGGCGGATATCCTCAAGGATGTAAACGATAAATTTGGTGACTTCGTGCAGACCGGGGCGGGGCCGCTTGCCGATTTTTTTGAGAATATAGCGCCAGCCGTTGGCCTGACAGCGGACGCCTTTGCTAAACTGTCATCTGAGGAAAAGCTCGGTAAGTACATACAAGCACTGGAGAAAGCCAATCTATCGCAAGCTGATATGACCTTCTACCTTGAGGCAATTGCATCCGATAGCACGTTGTTACAGAAGGTTTTTGCCAACAACGGAGCCGAACTGGATCGGCTGTCAACTAAGATCAGAGACGCCGGCGGCGTTATGGACAAGGAGATGGTTGATAAGGCCAAGGCGGCTAAAGAAGAATTTTCCTTGGCGTCTGCAGTTATTAACACGGAGTTTGCCGTTGCCTTGGGCGATCTGACGCCGCTGTTGAAGGATGCGGCGCATTTTATTGCGCAAGTTGCATCTGCCATTGGCAAATCCCATAACGCGGTTCGCAACTTCTTTAGCGAGATCGATGAACAAGATATCCGTGCGCGGATAAAACGCATTGAGAAGCAGATAGATGATACCCTCGAAAAGCGCGGCGGTCAGCCTGGAACGCCGCAACGCCTGAAAGATATGCTTAGCAACCGCCGCCGGTTAGAGGATTTCCTGCCAAGCGAGCATGACGACGATGGCACTGTTGGTATTCCGGCGGCGCCAGATCGACCGAAACCGCCAAAGCCGCCTAGCAGCAGGGTAAAAGCGTCGACAGCACCCGAGCGTGAAGCCGCAGAAAAGCGACTAGAGATGCTACGGAAAGGCCAGCTTGCCACTCTGCAAGCCTATGCCGATGCGGTGGCAGAGGGCGAGGAAGCAGCCGCCAAGATGGCTGCAAATCATGTTGAGCGCCTGCGAGATGTGCAGGCAGCTTATGATAGCGTGCGCGGCTCCATTGATCCGCTTTATTCGGCGTATCAGCAAACCGGCCAAGCCATTGTCGCTGTCAATGACGCGCTGGCGGAGGGCATTATCACCGAGCAGCAGGCATCTGCTGATCGCGAGCGGTTGATTGGGCAGTTAAAACAAACGCAAGATGAACTCAGCGGCATGAAAGATTTGATGAATTCGCTAGAGCAATCAATCTCCACGGCGTTCGGCGAATTCATTACCGGATCGGCATCGGCTGGGGACGCATTCAAGCGCTTGGCCTCCACTATCATTCAAGAGTTAATTCGGATTGAGATTCAAAACGCCAGGCTTGGCAAGGCCAGCCTGATCGGCTCGCTGTTCAAGGGCATTGGCGGGTTTCTCGGTGGCTTAGGCGGCGCGGGTTATGGTGCTAGCGCGGCGCTTGGGGCAAGCGGCGCTGGCGTTATGGCAAGCGGTGGGTTTGTTCCGTTCATCGGTCCGGGCATGGCTAAGGGTGGCGTGTTGGATCGGGGTAAGATTAAACCATTTGCGAAGGGCGGCGTCATCAACCGCCCAACGCTTTTCCCGATGGCGAAGGGCGCAGGCCTGATGGGTGAGGCCGGCCCGGAAGCAATCATGCCATTGACGCGCGGGCCAGACGGCAAGTTGGGCGTCGCTGGCGGCGGCGCTAGCGTGAATGTGAATATTATCAATCAGGCGGGGGCAGAAGTCGACACGCGCCAGAATGGGCCGGATATTGACGTCATCATCCGTAAGGCCGTGGCGTCCGATATTGCAGGCGGTGGGCAGATATACCGGGCCATAGGCCAGCGGTTCGAGGCCAGCACACGGTTGAATAGGAGATAAGCAATGGCGACTTGGCCAGCCAGCCTGCCGCAATCCATGGAAATGGATGTATCTGACAAAATGCAAATGGCGTTTCTGCGAACCGAAATGGACGCGGGGCCGCATAAGCAGCGCACCCGGTTTACGGCGGCGGCACGCTACATCAGCGGCACCATGGTATTAAGCCAAGCGCAGCGGCAGACCTTTGACGCCTTTTACACGGCGACGTTGGGCTATGGCGCGGACTCGTTCACTTGGTACGATCCGGTTGACGGCGCGGTGGTGGATATGCGGCTGATAGATACGCCGGACTTCCAAGCCATTCGACACGGCGGCACGGGGGTCACCGGCAAGGCGTTTGGCCATTGGCGTGTTTCGCTGGAGCTGGAGATCCTGCCGTAATGGGTCGCTCGCTCACAACCGCCCAGCTCCAAGCGCTGTTCGCGCAGTCCACCAGCAAGGTTTTCCTGGCGCTGCTGGATCTTGACCACAGCGATTTCGCATCGGGCGATTACCGCTTTGTGAACAACACGGAATCGATCACAAGCAATGGCACGGTCTATACGCCCTTCCCATTCGCAGTCGTTCTGCCGGATGACAACGAGGACAACGGCCCGCAAGGCCGGCTTGCGGTTGGAAACGTAGATCGAACCATCATCGACGATCTCCGCTCGATCAGTGGGAGTGAGCGGATACAGGTGACGATCCAAATCATTATGTCAGATGAGCCGGATACGCCGCTGGCGACGTACAATAATTTTGAATTACGCAACATCGACTATGATGCTTTTACGGTCACTGGCGATCTTTCTCTGGTTGATTTTCTCAGTGAGCCTTTCCCCAGCGACCGCTTCACACCGAACTTCTTTCCTGGCCTGTTTTGATGAACCATTGGTCGGCCCAATATGTCGGCATTCCGGCAAAGCTGCTGCACAGCAGCCGGGATGGGTGCGACTGCTACGGACTGCTGCGGCTAGTTTATCGCGAAGTGTTCGACATTCAGCTTCCTGAGCATCGGGCGCATATTGCCAAGGCATTGCGCGGCGGGGAGATCCCCGCGGAAGGCGAGATCCAGAAAATAACCGAGCCCACCGACGACCCGCAGGATGGCGACGTTCTGCACATGTGGGCGGTCCAGAACGGCAGGCGAATGGCGAACCACGTGGGCATTGTTGTGCAGAATCCGCACAAAATCCTGCATTTGCAGGAAGGCTCCGACTCCTGCATTATGGACATTCGCCGGCCTGAAAATGCGTGGCGACCGATCCAATACTATCGGAGGCCGAATAGGTGACGCCGGAACTCTCTACCTATCGCGTTGTCGCGGTCCCAAATCCGTTTCGCGAGGAGCGGGTAATTTTCGATTGCCCGTCATCCAAAAGCATTGCCGGAGCGATTGAGGAAATCGAAGCCCGGAAATATCCAAGCACCAGCTACACCGCCTGGATCGGACCGCATGAAATCCGGTCGGATAAATTCAACCGTATTTTCCCGAACGGTGGCACGACAGTTTATCTGAAGGCGCAGTTGCATATACCAGCGGCTCCCTTTGTTCCGTTGCTTGGGGTGCTTGGCGCAAAGATTTTTGCCGCCGTTTTGACGACAATTCTTACTTCGGCACTCAGCTTCCTTGTGAATATGCTGTTTGCGCCGTCGCCACCTGAGATTAGCGCGCCGGATCGACCAAATGAGGCAACGGTTTATGATATCCGCGGCGCTCGTAATCGCCCAAAACGCTATGGAGTGGTCCCTCGCCCACTCGGCAAATCGCGCTATGTTCCGCCGTATGGCGCAAATCCCTACACCGAGATCGTCGGGAAAGATCAGTATCTGCGTATGATGGTCGTGTGGGGTTACGGCCCGCTGCGGGTGACCGATATCAAGGTCGGCGACACTCTATTAAGCAGCTATGATGATTATGAAATCGAAACAATACCTGGCGATCCCGGCACCGACGTTGACTCTGTGCTGTATCCGAATGTTGCCCGCCAGGAAGATCTTAGCATCGAACTTTCACTTGATGAAAATGGGGCTGGATCTTTCACGGAACGCACAACGCCCATTGACACGGATGAGATCGGCGTCACCCTAACGTGGCGTCAGGGGCTGCTGCACGTCACAGATCGCGGCGACTATGCCACGAACACCATTCAGATAACGATTGAATATCGCTCGACCAGCGCCGCGAGCGGCGATCCTTGGACCAGACTCGTAAACGCCGAAATCGTGTCGGCCAATACAGTGCAACCCTATCGCAAATCCTGGCGCGTGGCAGTTGATCGAGATGCCTACAATGTGCGCATTAAGGCGGACAATCCATCCTATGACGGCAACAACGACCGCTATGTCCCGACTTGGACGGCGCTGCGATCTTTCCAGAACGCCGACCCCGTCACACTTCCGGGGCTTTGTTATTCAGTGATTCGCGTTCGCGCGACCGATCAGCTAAATGGCGTGCTGGATCAAATCAACGGGATCGTGGAAGCCGAAATCCCAATGTACGACCCTACCGCGGACGATTGGGATACCGTCGGTTACAGCCGCAACCCTGCTGACATCTTCCGTTTTGTGCTGACAAGCGGGCAGAATGCCAAGGCGCTTAGTGCGGCGGCTGTTGACGATACGCGGCTGGCGGAATGGTGGAGTTATTGCGATGCCAACAGCTACACCTTCGGTCATGTTATCGACTACGAAACGTCAGTCCGAGATCTGCTGGTGCAGATCGCGCAAGCGGGTCGGGCTAGCATAAGCGTCGTGGACGGGCTGTGGGGCGTCGTTATCGACAATGTGAAATCGACGGTCACGCAGCATTTTACCCCGCGCAATTCATGGGGCTTTACGGGGTCTAGGCTTTTCCCCGATCAGCCACACGCACTTCGGGTTCGCTTCGTCAACGAGGATGCCGAATATCAAGTGGACGAGCGGATCGTTTACGATGATGGCTACACCAGCGCGAATGCTACGTTGTTTGAAAGCCTGGAACTGACAGGTGTTCAGAATGCCGATCATGCCTACAAGCTGGCGCGCGAATATCTGGCTATCGTGCGGCTACGCCCCGAGATCTTCACCTTTAAGGCTGATCTGGAACATCTGATCTGCGTCCGGGGAGATCGCATTCGGCTCAGTCACGATATCCCGAAAATCGGCACTGCGTTTGGCCGTGTAAAAAGCGTGACCGTTACCGGCTCAGATCAAGAGCTTACGCTTGACCAAGAGGTCACGATGGCGGGCGCGCTAGATCATGTAGTGCGTTTCCGGCTTGCTGATGGCACAGATGTTCTGCGCAACGTCCTGTATGTGCCGGGGACGACCACCACTATCGGCCTCAATCCCGCTGACATCGACACAACTGCACCAGAGGTTGGCGATCTTTTCATGTTCGGGGTTCTGGATAGTGAAACTCTGGATCTGATTGTTCACGCTATCGAGCCTACCGATGACATGAACGCAACGATAACGGCGATGCCCTATGCTCCCGAAGTGTTTAATGCGGCTACAAGCATTCCTTCTTACACGTCGGTTCTTAGCGCCGGCAGCACGCGCGCCTATCAAGGCCCGACAACCCCAATTATTGACGAGATAATTTCGGACGAAACCGTCTTGCGGCAGACCGCAAACGGTGAATTCGTCCCGACCATCTTGGTGCAGTTCCGTCCTGGCGCTGTTGACCCGGCGACTTCGGGCTATCGCTCGACAACGACCACGGCTTATCGTGTGCGCTGGCGTGAATATAATACGGATGTTGATTTTCAATACTCGCCGCTTTTGACCGACACAACGTCCTGGCTGATTGACGACGTTATTGTCGGTCAGGGATACGATATTGGCGTGCAGGCTATTGATGCTGCTGGCGCGACTTCGCAATGGCGAACTGAAACAAACCATATCGTCACCGGCACCATCAATCCTCCGACTGCGATTGATAGTTTGCTGGTCAAAAATATCGGCCCATTCACCTATGCCGAATGGGTCTATTCCAGCCCGCCGGTTGACCTGGTAAACTTCGAGTTGCGTTATCATCCAGATCCAGACGTAACCAACTGGTCACAAATGACTCCACTGGGTCCGTTGCTGCCCCGATTGGTGCGCTCTTTCGCCGTGCCAACACGCAACGGAACCTATGCGATCAAGCCAATAGATGTTAATGGGGCTCGATCATCGACTGCGGTTTATGCCAACAGCACGGTTGAAGATCCTGAAATATACAACACACTCCAGACTGAAACTGAAGACCCCGGCTTTGCCGGCACCAAGACGACAACGACGGTCGACGGCTCTACGCTAAAGATCGCCGCGAACCCCGACGGCACTTACCCCAGTTTGGGCTATTATGAGTTCCAGAATGAGGTTGATCTTGGCATTGTCACGACAACACGAGTGTCACCGAGCGTAACGGCTGGCGTTGATGCCAATCTTGGCTTCATGTCGGACTGGACGACACTTGCTTCTGTAGCGACTCTTGGTGGCAACGTTGATCCAGATCAAGTCAATGTCGAGTTTCAGGTCGCTTTTAGCATGGACGACAACGGCACGCCTGTTTACGGCGACTGGAAGGCGTTATCAGCAACCGGCGAGTACACGGCTCGCCATTTGAAATTCCGGGTCAAGCTGAGTAGCCTGGAGGAGAACGTCACGCCTACTATTACGGCGCTTTCCGTTGATGTCGAGGCTCCGAACATCTATCAGACCGGGGATGACATAACAATCGGAACGGCGGCGGCGTATGCTGTCACTTTCAGCCCAGCCTTTTATGCGCTAAAGTCTGTGACGGTGACCCCGCAAGACATGGCAACGGGAGATTATTTTACCGTTACCAGCAAAAGCCGAACCGGCTTTACGGTTTCGTTTTTCGACAGTAGCAACAATCCACTGGACCGCACGTTTGACTATGTAGCAGTCGGCTATGGCCGTGAGAGAGGCACCTAAATGAGCCAGTATGATTTTGGCACAATCAATGCAAGCACCAAATCAGGCACGGCGCTTGCGTCCGATCTGAACTCCTGGCGGTCTGCGCTGCACAGCCTCCACTCTGGCAGCAGCCGGCCAAGCTATGCCGTATCCGGCATGATGTGGATCGACACAACTTCTACCCCGTGGGTTTTGAAGCTGTATGATGGAAGCGGCGACATCACGCTTGGCACTGTAAATGCCTCGACCAACGTGGTTGAGTGGGTCATCAACAATAGCTTTATCACCACGGCTCGCATCAACAATCTTGCTGTTACCGCGGCCAAGGTGGCGAATGCCACACTGACCGTGGCCAAGTTTGCAAATAACACGGATGGCGCTCTGCTCTCCTGGGACGCTTCCGGCGTTGCGACGGTTATAACCCCCGGCACGGCTGACTATGTGCTGAAGTCAAACGGCGCTGGCGCGTTGCCTTCCTGGCAGGTTGAAGACGGCGGCGCGATGAAGCTGCTGTCCACGACTGATGTGGCTGGATCGCCAGCAACCATTGACATTACAGGCTTTGACAGTAGCGCGTACGACATTTATTCGATCCGGTTTGCAAACATTCGCAGTACCCAAAATACCGAATTTCGTATGCGCACCAGTGCAAACGGCGGTTCTACTTTTGACAGTGGCAGCACCAACTACGTTTGGGGAGGCTCCTCTACGACGTCAAGTTATTTGGCCGTATCGGGCGGTCAAAGCGTTGGCAACGGATCAGATGAAGGGATTTCGGGCACCATCACGCTGTATTATCCACATCTGGCCTTGCCCTCCTATGCAGCCTGGGAAATCGTCGGTCGAACCTCGTCTGGAGCTATTTTTAGTAGTCAACTCGGGGGGTGTCGAGATGCCAGCGCAGCGGTAAATGCCGTTCGGCTTTATTTTGGTGCCGGCACCTTCGGAAACCAAGGCACAATAAGCCTCTACGCCATCAAGAACAGTTAGGACAGGACATGGCCACCAAACTGATTATCGAACGCAATGCGACAACCGGCAAAATCAAGGAGTCGCTGGTTCCACTATCCCCTGCGGAGGAAGCCGCAATTGCTGCGGAACAAGACGCCGCCACCACAGAGGCCGCTCGGCGCGCCGCGCTAACGCCTGAAGGCAAAGCCGAAGAAGATATGCTTCGGCCACTGTTTGACGACGCCAACAGCGGGCAACTAAAGCTACTGAAAGCGCTCGCCCTGACATTGTTGGACGGGCTGAATCAGGAGCGGGCGGCGCGTGGCGTTGCAAAAATCTCGCCTGCGCAATTACGAGCCGCCGTGCGGTCCAAACTTGGAGCATGGAGCAATGACTGATCGCATGATTGCCAGCGGTATAGTTTTTTGCTACAGATCAAACGTCAAATAGGAGGCGCAAATGGCCGTCACGATCACCCTTTTCAACCACACCGCCCAGTTGTTCGCGAGCGGCGCGAATAGCAGTAGCGATAGTTACAAGATCAAGCTGTACAGCGCGCTGACACCGGACGTGACTGATACGACGCTCGCTGAAGTCGATGCTACCGGTACCGAGGCAACCGCCGGCACCGGCTACACCGCAGGCGGGCAGGCTCTGGCCAACGTCGCGGTGACGACTGTCACGACGAATGACGCAAAATTCGACGCTGACGACGTGACATGGACGGCATCCGGTGGATCTATCGCCGCCGCATATGGAGTCATCTACAACGACACCGACGCCAACGATCCGCCGCTTGCATATATCGATTTCGACGGCACGCAAACGGCGACAGACGGTGCCGATTTTAAGGTGACGTGGAACGCGAGCGGCATCTTTACGTTTACTTACACCTAGGACTGAGCCGCGCTGATGGTGAAATTAGTCAACCGCGTCAAGGTGGGCACGTCCAGTACCGGCACGGGCACGATTACCTTGGGGTCGGCCCTGGCCGGGTACCAGACGTTCGCCGCTGCTGGCGTCAGCGACGGCGACGTTGTGCGCTATACCATCGAGGATGGCTCGGCCTGGGAGATCGGCACTGGCACATACACGGCATCCGGCACGACGCTCTCACGCACTCTGCTGGAAAGTTCTACCGGCTCGCTGCTCAGCCTAAGCGGCAGCGCCACGGTCTTTGTCACGGCGGCGGGCGAGGATTTAGGCGGGCTGGTTTTGCTGGCCGTGGAGACGGTTACTACTGCCGTTTCCGCCATCGATATTGATATCCCTGCCGGATATACTCGATTTAAGTTGTGTATTGATGATCTGACAAACAGTGTATCTTCGACCGGCGCACAGACGCGAGTTACGCTCTCAACTGACGGCGGAAGCACGTTCATTTCTAGCGGAGATCATAAGATTGTCACTCAGGGGTTGTCTTACGGATCTACCAGCGTGACTTGGACTTCTACCACTGGCGTCGCGTTTATGCTTGCGATCCAGGCGACATTCAGCGGCACAAACGCGCCACAAAGCGCCGTCTATGAGATCACCGTTTCAGATGATGTGTTCGTGATGCAGGGCTTTTATGATTTTGACGATAGCGCGGCATTTATCAGCAACCGCCGCGAGATGACTGCGCGGGTAGATACGATCCGGATTAGTCAGCATTCCGGCAACATCGCAACGGGCAAGGTGCGGTTGTTCGGCTATCGGGAGACGTTGTGATGGCAACGGTTCTAAAAAACGGGCAGATTCTGGAGGTTCCAGATTGGAGCCTGCCGCAGCTAATCCCTACAGCCGATATGGTTAAGCAGGAAGCGAGCCGCCGTATCCTTGCCATTGCACCTGATTACCGGCAGCGCAATCTCCTGGCCCGCTCGGTTGAGCTCCTGCGCATTGGCGAGGCAAACCTGACGCAGGAGCAGCGCGACGAAGTCCTTGCGATGGAACTTATCTGGGAGACAATCCAGATAATCCGGGCGAAGTCCGATTTGCTCGAGTCAATGCAGCCGATCCCGTCGGATTATGCCGCCGATAAATACTGGACCTAATTCATGCTAGGCTTCGCCGCTCTCGCCTCTGCGCCATTGGCGGCGCTGCCAGCGGCAGAAGCGGCGGCGGGCGTCACAATTTCCGCGCCATCGGCGGCTGTATCAATTGCAGGCCTAGTCCCTGCCCTATCGGCAGGCGCGGTAGTTTCGGCCCCATCCGCAGTCGTTACGATTGCCGCGCTAGCGCCGGGACTTGCCATCGGGGCAGTTGTTTCCGCGCCCGTTGCGGACATGGCAGTCGCTGGCCTAACGCCTGCCGTATCAGTGACGGCAAGCGTCACGATCTCGGCCCCAATTGCGGCGATAGATATTGCAGGCCAAGCGCCCGGCATATCTGCTGGGGCGACAATCTCGGCTCCTGTCGCGGCGATAGATGTTGCTGGCCAAGCGCCGGGTATATCGGCAGGGGCGACGATTTCGGCACCGGTTGCGGCGATAGATATTGCAGGCCAAGCGCCCGGCATATCTGCTGGAGCTGCGATCTCGGCACCGGTTGCGGGCGTCACTCTCGCGAGCCTGGTGCCCGGCATATCGGCAAGCGTCACGATTTCGGCTCCGATTGCGGCAATAGATGTTGCTGGCCAAGCGCCGCGTATATTGGCAGGGGCGACGATCTCGGCTCCTGTCTCGGCGTTGACGATTGGCGCGCTGGCTCCATCGTTCGGCGCTGCCAGTGCCGCGCGAGTTGTGCGCGTATCAATATCGGCAGCGAATGTTGCCGCCATTCAATCCAGCGGAAACGGAGCGGCGATCAATGGCCTTCCAAATCAAGCGGTCTGACACCTCGCCAATTTTAGAGGCGACTCTGACGACGGCGGCAGGCGTTGCAATCGATCTAAGCGGCGCGTCGGTTCGCTTCCATATGCGCCGGGCTGGCGCGACGGCGACTGTTGTTGATGCGGCGGCAACGGTGGTGACGGCCGCCAGTGGCCTTGTGCGCTATGCATGGCAAGCCGCCGATACCGCCGCGGCTGGTAGCTACGTCTGTGAGTTCGAAGTCACCTACTCCGACAGCACTATCGAGACATTCCCCAATGACGGGTATATTAGGGTAGAGGTGTTGAGCGATATTGCATGAGCAGATCGACCTTGCCGGAAGCGCAGAAGACCTAAAAACCGTCTATGATGGAATGATAGCATAATGCAGGACGAGCGCAGCATATTTGACTGGACCGCTGTGACAATCGCAGTTGGAACTTTCTTCGAGTTCCTTCCTGCGATCAGCGCTCTTTTGTCGGTCATCTGGCTGTCGCTACGCATATACGAGACAGATACCGTTCAGCGCCTGCTGGGTCGCGTGAGAAGCGAAGAGAAGTAACCGCCGATGGACGGGGCGATTGATATCAAGCTGATGCTGACGCTCGCCGGGATGCTGGTGAGCGTCGTCAGTGCAGCGGCTATAGCAAAACGCGAGCTAAAGCTGCTGGCGGATCAGGCGCACGACATCGAGATCCGCTTGCGCAAGCTGGATCAGCGGGTGGACAAATTGGAAAACGTCGTCGACTTGGCTGGCATGTCGTCACCAGACACGATGGAACGCCGCCATCGAGAGGTCGAGCACCTGCGTGTCGAGGTCGATCAGCTAAAACGCGAGGTGATGAAATGATCGGTGCACTACTCCCAATCCTAGCTCCACTTATCGGTGACGTATTAGGCCGAATTTTGCCGGAGGATCAGAATAAGCGGGCCGAGATCGAGCGCGAACTGAACATGGCGCTCGTGACCAACAGCCACGCCATCGAGCAGGCAGCGGCGCAGGTCGTTATGGCCGAGGCTAAATCTGAGCATACGATCACAGCGACGTGGCGTCCGATCCTGATGCTAACGATCACGGCTATCGTCGGCTGGAATTATCTGTTAGCACCAATTGCGACGGTGATAATCAACTACGCGCTTGGGCAGCAAGTGGCTCTTAGCATCCCGCTGCCGGACGAGCTTTGGAACCTGCTGATGATCGGCGTTGGCGGTTATGTGGTTGGCCGATCAGGCGAGAAAATAGCCGGAAAGCTCAAAAAATGATCGGCAACTTTCGCCGTTGCTTTGAGTGGCTCATGGAGCATGAGGGTGGCTTTGTGAATCATCCCAACGACCCCGGCGGCATGACTAACTGGGGCGTCACCAAAGCCACATATGAGCGCTTCATCTGGCGAGACGTGACGGAAGGCGAGATGCGCTCGCTCACACAGGACGACGTGCGGCCAATTTATCAACAGATGTATTGGGAAAAGGTGCGCGGCGATGATCTCCCGGCTGGGGTTGATTGGTGCGTGTTCGATTTTGCCGTCAACGCTGGCGTATCCCGCGCCATCAAGATGCTGCAAGCCGCGTCTAGCTCAGCGGTAGACGGGATCATCGGTCCAAACACTTTGCTGGCGGTTGAACGCAATGACCCCGAAGCGCTGATCTTTAGCTACTCCGCGATGCGGCAGGCGTACTATGAAAGCCTGACCAATCTGTTCAAGACGTTCGGTCGGGGCTGGACGCGCCGCGTAGAGGAGACGCGCGAACAGGCCATCCATCTAGCTCAACGCTGAACTCAGCCTCATCCAGCGGCAAAAATATGGTGTGGAGCGAGTGATTCGTCCATTGGTGCGGGATTTCTAGGGCCAGTAAGTAGCCGCGCTCGTGGTCCTCTATTGCCTTTTCGATCAGGCGCATAACGTCGGATATGAGTAGCTCTTTCTTGTCGCAAATATCCTGGGTCTGGCGATATATTCGCATGAGCGTTTCGTGACGGATCTGCATCAGTCTTTGGCCTCCGGCGGATTGCCTGAGCCAAACGCCAGCCAGCCTGGATCGACCCGCAGTCCAGCAGCCAGCAGCGTGAGTTGATACAGCTTAGGGCCCATCTTGCGAGCCCGATCACATGTCTCCGGGGCCAGAATTTGCGTGATCGCCTGTCGCGATAGCGTAGTCACGCGGGCGGTGTCGAGCTGTGAATAGCCACAAACATCCATGGCCCGTTGCAGGCGCTGGCGAAAGCCCTCTAATACTTCCAGTCGGTCAGTCATGCTGCGCCTCCATAAATGCAGTTATGAACGCAGCCGCGACTTGCGGGACGATGGCGTTGCCGTAGGCGCGCAGTTGGCCCACTCTGCCGGAAACCCCATCAGCCAGCGGGAAAAGTTCGGGTTCAGCCGGTATGCGGCGGGCTTTTCCGTCGAGGCATTCGTGCCAGCTTGCCAGACCACCCGGCCCAGAAGACCATTGTCCGGCACCGTCCCGACGCTCGCGCCATCCTTGTGGTCGCGGGTGGTCGGCGTCGGCCAGCCTGATTGCACCCCAATAGAGCCGCTGTCGGATGTGCGGCGCACCGATGCCCGCAGCGCACAAGTCGGCGGACCCGACTGCATATCCCAATGCTTCCAGGTCAGCGCGTACTCCGGCGAGCCAGTCTCGGCCAAGTTTGCTTGCAACCTGCTCTCCAAAGACGACTGAAGGTTGGCACTCAGCGATAAGCCTGCGCATTTCTGGCCAGAGGTGTCGCTCATCACTTGCTCCTTTTTGTTTTCCCGCTTGGCTAAAGGGTTGGCATGGACATGACCCAGTCCAAACAGGTCTAGCTGCCGGCCATCCGGCCAATTCCAGGGCATGGTTCCATCCTCCGATGCCGGCAAAGAAATGGACTTGGGCGCGATCACTCACATCGTTCGCGGTTAGATCGGCGATGCTGCGCTCATCGACATGCCCCGGCGGGATGTGATCGGCAGCGATCAGGTTGCGCAGCCAGGCCGCTGGATAGGGGTCAATTTCGTTGTATAGCGCGTCAGTCATGCTGCAACACTCCGACGATTTGGGGAAATACGCGGGCGATCTGGGCTGCGCACGCAGCAGCGATCTCGCGGTGCTCCTTCTGCGTCTCCGGGCCGGTGCGTAGCTGGCAGTAGTGGATCCACGACCGGATCGACCCGCTCATAAATATGGTGCTGCGAGTCAACCCCTCCGGCAGGATGGCGCGGGCCTGCTCCTTGGCGATGCCACGCTTCAGCGCCTGATCATAAATCTCGAACGCGCTGCCCATGACGGCCCGCTGCTTCTTAACCCACCAGTCATTGAGTTCTTTGTCGTCAGTTTCCAAGCTGTTTTGGCGGTTGGTGTGGTCCTGTAGCCGCGTTTCTCGCACGGCTCCGGTGGTTTCGGTTGCGCTGTACCGCTGGCTAAATTCCTGAAACGAAAACGACGAATGTCGCAAGATTTGCCGAAGGATATCCCGCGTGCTTGTGATCTTCACGGTCGCTGACACCATCTCAAACGGGCTCCAGTGCTTGTGCCGGATCAGATAGCTAATCAACCTGTCGTTGCCTTTTGCGTTCTCAGCGCTAGCAGGATTGGACACGCGCGCATAAAACGCGACTTGATCGCCCAGCGTTTCATCAGGCTCTGCGCCGATGCGGCGGCTGTAGCCGGCCAGTTTTACTTCTGCGTGCATTGTGTCCACTCCTCTGCAAACGCATCTGCATCTTCGCGGCTTGGCGCGGTCACGCAGCTAAGGATGTTGTTGCCCTCGCGGCAGACGACCGAATAGCCCTCCAGCGAATGGTAAATTTCCGCCGTTCGGTCGGCCTCAAGGCCGTAGTAAGTCGTAATTATCCCTGTCATGACGACGTGATCTCCATCGCTCGAACAACGGTTTCCATAGCTTGGCCGTAGTCCAGTCGTGCCAGCGCCGCGTCGATACGATCCGCGCATTCGCCTTCGTAATCTGGCGCGGTGTAATGCGCACGCGCTTCGTCCCATGACGCGAAACGCCGACAGCCGAGGGTGATCTTGACGCCATCATCCATCACCCAGGCCCAGCAGGTTCGGGCGGCATGACCGACGCGGGGTAATGTGATGAACCGCAAAGGCAGGTCCGCGTTCGTCATGTCCGCGCCTCTTAGGTCCGCGCCTTTCATCTCCGCGCCCAACAGGTCCGCGTTCATCAGGTCCGCGTTCATCAGGTCCGCGTTCGTCAGGTCCGCGTTCGTCAAGTCCGCGTCGGTCAGATCCGCCCCCGCCAGGTTCGCGCCCGACAGGTACGCGACTGTCAGGTTTGCGCCCCACAGGTTTGCGGCCCCTAGGTTCGCGACCGTCAGGTCCGCGTCCGTCAGGTCCGCCCACCCCAGGTTTGCGCCCCACAGGTTCGCGCCCCCCAGCTCCGCTTTCGTCAAGTCCGCGTTTGTCAGGTTTGCGTCTGCCAAGCCCGCGCCTCTCAGGTCCGCGCCCGTCAGGCACGCGCCCGTCAGGTTTGCGCCTGCTAGGTTCGCGCCTCTCATGTTCGCGCCAGCTAGGTCCGCGCCCCTCAGATCCGCGCCTTTCAGATCCGCGTCTATCAGGTCCGCGCCTGCAAAGCTCGCGCCCTTCAGATTTACGCCTTCCGGGTTCTCGTGCATTAGGGTTGGCTCCTGTATTTCAGTTTGTGTCATGACGACGCGATCTCCTCGCTGATTTCCATGCAGAGCACGCCTGTCTCCAAGTACATCTGCCGCTGGACTTTTTGGTCCCAGCGGGCGAGGAACTCTCGCTCGACCGGTGGGTGCAGTATTTTTGCGACGCCAGCTTGGATCAGTAGGCCTGCGCAATGGCTGCATGGCGGATGCGTAATATAGGCGGTTGCGCCATCGAGGCTTACGCCGCGTCTGGCGGCGTCTGCAATCAAATTTCCCTCGCTGTGGACAGTCATGGCCAATTTTACGTCCCGGTCGGCGTATCGGTCTGGGTGATCGACGACACCGCGTGGCAGGCCGTTATAGCCGGCTGCGATCTGGGCTCGATCTCGGACGGCGATGCAGCCAACCTTGGTGCTGGGGTCTTTCGAGCGGTCGGCATACGCCCTGGCGATCTTTAGCCAATGGGCGTGCCATGCGGGATTGGTTTCTATCATCGTTCCGACGCTAGTTTTTGCAGCCATTTCGGCATCTCCTCTCGTTTGACGTACACAATCTCTCGATGTTGATCGCACCAGACGCCGCCTTCACCGGCTTCCCTGTGGCAATACTCTACCGCTGGAGGGTTGCCTGGATCTATGCGTTTGACCCACTTACAGCTTCGCACCTGCGCCTCTGTTTTTTCAGGTGGAGGCTGGGTATAGGGCAAATACTTCTGCCTTTTTTTATTCTTGAGGCCCATGCGATAGGCTAAGCCGATAACCGCGTTTTTGGTCATCTGGTGGCCGGCGTCGGACAGGTTGCGGATGATCTCCTCAACAGTGCGGCCACGGTCATACCCCTCGCGAACGATCTCGCGCACGGCATCCTTGTGTTTGCGCGCGGCATCCTTCTGCTTGCGCGCGGCATCCTTCTGTTTGCGCGCGGCGTTGGCATCTACGACCCGTTTTTGTAGACCCAGATATTGGGCCTTCCGCGACACGCTATCACGGGTCCGTCCCATGTTCCTCGCGATTGCGCTGACGGTTAACCCAGGCGCAGGCCACATGCG